CCTATTACACTAAACGGACATTTCTTTAACATAACAAAATCCTTTCTTTAGTCTTTTTTACACATTATAAAACAATAAGCTGCTGGTCGCCACGTACCGGCATGTGCAGAAGCTCCATGACTATGTGCTGTATCACTGCCAGTCGATGTTGTTAATTTACCTGTTCTTCTATTATAATAAGATCCTCCAAAACCAACAACACCACCTGTTCCGTCCCATTTTTCAAGACCAGAATGAGTATGTGCCGCTAATTCAGCAATTGTTAATGCATGACTTCCACCTGTGATTCCCGAAATTGTCCACGTCCCAGTAGCGTGTGCCCCCCCACCCGTTTGCCCTCCTGCGGCAGAACCTTTCGTAACCATAATGGTTTTGTCATCAAGGGTATTCTGTATTGTCCATCCGGTTGGTGCAGTATCAGCATAAAACAACATAACATCTCCAGTAGCAATAGGAGAATCATTCATTTCTCCGCCAGATGTTATTTGAATTATATCACCGTCCTCGTCTATCATGAACAGTTCTGCTTTTGTAGAAACATCTTTGGCATAAAGTATTATACCACTTGCAACTTCTGTCGGGTCGGCAGCTAATACCGGAAGGGTAATTTTCTTATGTAAACCATCGTTGGTTTGACTCGTTGCGTCCTTCCAATAATGGTCTATCTCCATTCTTTCACGAACAGCAACCTCTAACCTTCTGATATAATCATCAATCTCGTAACCATAATTATCATCATCTGGTGCGGCTTCAAATGCGGCGTTCCAATTATAAGTATGTGCCATTTTTCCTTACCTCACTTTGGATAACTTGGATAGCGTTCACCAAGATTAAACCCACGATTAACTGTGTTTTCTATTGAACCAAGCCTTCTTTCTCTGTTGGGATTCATTCTTCTCTGTGTAAGTCCAGCCAGCCCAGAAATATACTGTTGCCAATACCAGTTGCCCCTGTCCAGATCACGCCCACCACCAGACTTATACAGGGCCATTGCCATAACGCCATCTTTCAATAACTTACCGTTTGTGAATGGATATAATGGCGAACCAGCATCAGCAAGTTCTGACGGAATCATTATTTGTTCAATTCCAAGAACCAAATCTGCTGTTGTCGGTTTTCGGAACAAGCTAACCTTCGTGCCATCTTCTCCCAAATCATGATAGAAAACAGCTGGAGTACCAGAATCAAATTCTCTCCATTTATAAATATCTCTGTCCAACTCTACAACCGATGTTCCATCAAGAGGTATTCCATCACAATCAACACCTAAAAGTGTTATCCCTCTATCATATCCGGTTGGAACTGGGAGGTCGTAACTTTTCTGTTCTGCAACCGTTACCGTTGTTTCATCACGTACTTTTATAAGTTGAAGTTCTTCACAAGTATCTTGATAAAGATTATTATAATACTCTTTGATTTCTGCCTCTGTCCACCAATCAGAAGTTCCAGCTTCCTCTGATAGCTTTGCTTGAAGTTTAACATACGCTTCATCTAATGTCATGTCATACCTCTCTTTTGTGTGCAACCACACACAATGATGCTATATTTCGTGGAGAATCATGCCATTTCAAATTACCAAAACCACAATTGAATAACAGGTCTGTTAAATACTGCCTATTAAATCCACATAAATGTCTATCTGATGGGTAGAGCGTTCTTCCGTAAACACCGTTGTACCAATAATCTTTTGAACCCAAATAATTTTCTAAATAATTTCGCATAAATTGTTCAAGGTCTGGAACCTCTATGTAGGCACTTCCATCATCTTTAAGTACACGCCTCATTTCAGATAAGGCTTTCCAGTGGTTATTTTTATCAAGGTGTTCAAGGATATGAGAACAGATCACACCCTTGAACACTTTGCCTTCAAAGGGAATATCTAAAATATCACCCACTATATCAGGAACGGATATTTCATTCTCAACAACATCCATGTTAATTGCAGTGGTTATTCTGCAATTTCCACAACCTATATTTAGATATTCCTTTTCTGGTATCATTTTATATCTCGACTCTCGTGGCCAGTTCGTCAAATTGAATAAGAAAGTTGGGGTCAAACATGGGAGTGGCTTCTGGCCTATACCCATCTGCCATGCCATCGACCTCACTATAACTCAGGTTCAAATCGTGCGGAATTTCCATTGCCCCGGATGCACACATTCCAGTAGATGCCACGCTTCCATCATCGTTATATTCAACAAATAATGCAAGTGGATACTGCATGTATGTTTTTTGGCCGGGAACAATATTTCTACGAACCATTAACTTTTGTGTCACAATCTTCACTTCCAATACCTCCTTCACCAAGAACCTCAAGTGGGTTCCTGAATTCTGTTGGTGCAGTTGGGTCTGCCATGTATTTTATATCCTTGGAAAATTTTATGTCAGGTAGCCATATTTGGTTTAAACCATACTTCTCATGAATATCAAGAAGTATTTGTTTGGATGCTTTTGTTAGAATGGGCTTATCAACTAAATGACCAGCCTCTATCAAATCATCCATATAGATACCAACATCTTCCACATATTCTGATGCCTTTACACAAAAATAAACATCTTCAGTATGTGTATTCCCCGTTACAAACCACGGCTCAGGAACAATTTTAAACAACTCACAGTCAATCATTGTACAACAACAACCAACCGCATCGACCTTAACAAGGCCATCATCCCTTACAGAACCTTCATAATCAGAGAAAATTTTCATGACACCCTTTTCGACATATTTAAATATCATTGGTTCATAGGGGAAACCACGAATAAAAGCTCTTGCTTGCAGAATATGCATATCGGGATTTTCGTCAAATCTCCGAAACATCTTTTCGACAACGAGTGGGTCTAATCTCATATCATCATCATAAAAGAAAAGATGCGTACACTCATTTTGTAAGGCATACTTAACAGCCATATCCCTTGCTTTGTCAATCGGCATGCGCCACGGAGCAGAAAACAAAACCTCGACATCAGGTAGATTTCTACCAACACGATACATCATGTTCATGTGACTTGCATAAACAACTGGGTCAACTTGATAAAGATTCGTGGCAATCATCAATCGTTTTTTCATTTAATTACTCCAATCCTAATTAAGAACTCTTGCCATAGAGTTACGTTTGTTCCTCGTACCGTATTGCCTCCACAAAAACGGCACTTGCCAGTTTTCAAGAGAGTGATAGACGTTATCACTTTGTTACAAGTGTAACAACGATAAACATCTATCACCTTTCTCTCTTTCATAATTTACCCTTTCCCTTCTACAATGCCCTCACATAAACACCAGCGGCTCTGAGTGCAGCAGAAGAAGTAAGTGACGCCGAGTGACCATACACAAATGTGGGTTGCATTGCGGTGGCCGCACCAACCGATTCAGACATTACCAAATGACCACTGGAACCACTTGCAACATTTAGCACCGCCCCACAATTTGCCGCAAAGTCTGAATCACCGAGTATCTGTGCATTGGTTTTAAGGCCATAAACGAGCACCTTGCCATAGACCCCAGAAGCAATTGCTTCGTCCGCAAGACCAATGGTCTTGGTTCCATCTACTGCTTCATTTGCAAGATAAGCGTCCTTGCCATCACCAATACCATCGAAGTGATAACAAACTGGCCTACCATCAAGCAGTGCCTCAGCAGCCTTTACGATTAAACAAACCCTTTCAGGTTCTTCTCTGTTAATTCGAGCAAATAACATTTAACACCTCCCCTATAGACATCTTACATACACACCCAACTCACGCAAACCGGCAGACAAGGCCAGGGACGCTGAATGGGCATATACAAAGTTTGGCTGAACAGCTGTTGCCGCACCCAAAGATGCCGACTGCAGCAGACACCCGCTTGACTTGGAGTCAATCCCAAATATAGCACCACAGTTTGCGGCAAAATTGGAAGCTCCATAAGCCTGTGCATTGGTTTTTAAACCATACACCATTACCTTACCATACTTACCAGATGCAATTGCTTCGTCAGCCAACCCAACCACAAGGGTTCCGTCTGTGGCGGCATTAGCCAAGTATGCATCTTTACCATCCCCGGTGCCATCGAAATGATAACATACGGGACGGCCATCCAGTAACGCCTCAGCCGCTTTGACAATAATCAAGACCTTTTCAGGGTCTTCTCTGTTTATCCTTGCTATTAACATTATTCTTTTACTCCTTTGCCACAACGGGCCGTTAGGAAACAATTTCTTGATCTATCTTATAATGCAACCCTTGTTTCCTTCTGTTGGAACAACACAGTTCACCCATCATATAAAGGATGGACGTCTTGACCTTCTGGTTCTCCGGCTGAATAAACGGGCCAACAGCAAAATCCTGTCCCTGACACACAACCAACTCCAAAAATTCAGAATTGAGGAACGCCGCAGACGAATAATCTGTGGTAATGTCCGTCCAATATGAATCAACGGTGTCAATAGTCACAGCGGTTCCATCTTCCACATCAGGCACATACTCATCCCACATCAACGTGGCTCCCTTGAATTTGAACCCACCAAATCCAAGATCAGCAACAGTATCATTAGAAACCATAATCTGAGCCTTGCTCAAGCAAGCCCCTTCATATGTTTCATAATAACGCTGGTCACACAGAATCAAGTCAGGAAAACTTCGCTTACCCTTTGAACCACCCCTTGAACAGAGATTGTAAAGGTGAGACATTTCCTTGTAAAACTGTGCCCAAGTTTTTGTTGCGGCTGTGGTGGACAATGAAACCTGATTTTGCCACCAATCATACGTTGATTGGTTGATTCCACCAACAGTCGTTGAGGCGAAAGCCTTCTGGATAAGGTGAAAAATCGGGAGCAGGTCTGCACCACCATTGCCAGCAGAAAATGCAAGTATCATGGCATTAACATACTCACTCATTGACATTTCTGTGTTGTTTGCTTTGCTCTGCAACAGAGAAATTATCTGGTTCTTGCCCTGATTCTTTGCTAATTCTTTGTTGGAAATTGTAGTAGAACCGGCAATTTCCTTCCACTCATAAAAAGCAGCGGTGAGGTGATCTTGCGGAGTCGTGTCAATGGTATCATAACCAGAAGACATTGACTTTATTGTATCGTTACGCCCATATTCAAGCGGAATAACAATACGCTCTCCACCGGGTTCAGTTCTCTTTCTCTCGTTGGCATGAATCCAATAAAGGAAAGGGTTCGCGTTAAAGATATTGTCGTACAGCTTATCACGGTAATTCAACCATGTGCTGGTCAACATTTCATCAAATTCAAACGTAAATGAATTTACAGACATTTTTCAATTAACCTCCATAATGTGTTTGCGTCAACCCTGCGCACTGGCATCTTCAACAAATTTATCAAAAGCATCCTGCATGTTATTGATTTTCTTTGGTGTAATGCCAATTTTCTTTTTGTTTCCAAAGGTCGTTACGGCCTCTCTGCCTGGTTGACGATTAGTAACTTGTTTATTTGGGTCTGGCGTTTTTTCTTTTGTTTCTGCCACAATACCCAACTCCATATTGGCCACCCTAAGCAACAAATCAAGATCATTGTATGCATTGGGGCCGAGCTTCTTTGCAACTTCGTCCATCTTCATTACTGTTGTCGGAGGAACTTTCTTCTCTGTCATAAAAGTCTTGACAGTCGAAACAAAGCCTTCCTGTTTGTTTTTGCTAACATTCGAGGAAACAGTGCCTACTTGCGTTTTCAAATCCTTTATTTCATCATGCATGACCTTAAAGAATTTTGCATAATAATCATTGTCCTCGAACTGGAGGGCATCATCAAGCGGGTCTTTTACAACCACGGGAGAGGGCTCACCAGTGACAGTCCCTTGTTCGCCACCAGGATTCTGGTTGGCCATATTCTGCATCAAAACATCGGATAGGTCTGCTTTTGGTCGCAGCTTACCGAGTTCAGCGAATTGGTCACCCACTACGGTTTTGAACTTGCCTATCTCTTCACGAAATTCCTCAGGAAACTGAGAAACATCAAGATTCATAATATCCTCAACTGCAACCTCTTTTGTACCATCACCAGTACCATCATCCGTACCGGGAAGTTCACCAGCATTTACAACTACAGACTTTCCATCTTCTGAAAATTGAATGTCTTTAAACATGTCTAATCCTTTCTATAAATGGGCGTGTAGTCTGCCCTGTTTTTGCGCCAACTCTGTATCATTATGGCGGTTTACTGCATCCACTACGTCTTGTTTTGTTCTAACATATACCGGCTCATGGTCAATGTTTTCACAAAACTGTGCATCAAAAACATGAACGGCACCATTGGAAATTAGTTTTTTTGGATAACCCTGACACGGTTTATTAGGACACTCAACAACCAATTGATCATCAATCTTTTGTATCCTTTCAAAAAGAACACCACATCGCGGGCACTCATATTCATAAATGGGCATCAACAATTCCCTTTCTTTCCACCAGTTTTTTTACCAGTACCAGTATCAGAATTCCTTCCTCGTCCTCCACCACGTCCATCTTTTGGCCCCTTAGCATTTCTCGGTGGGCCTGTTTTATTTTTTCTTGGCATTATTTCGTACCTCCTTGTTTCTCACCAACGGTAGGTTTATCCTGACCACGCATAGCGATTAAACTCTGAATCTGTCTTTCTTTGTCAAGCTCTGCTTTTATTTGTTTCATTTCTTCCTCATTGTTTAAAACCTCCTCAGCATCTAAGGTTTGGAATGTCCTCGCGAAACCCCTGATAATACCAGGAAGTTTTATGTGCATGCGAATTAACTCTTGTGGAAACGCACTGAGACTTTGAATTAACATAGCATAATCTTGTCGCTCAAATTCTGGAAGTTTCGGTGCAGCAGAACCAACCTCTATGGTAACATTAAATTCACCAGCAATGTCATCCCTTTTGATGTCTTCCCAAGCCAACCCCTCGTCTCCGGTTATCAACATTGCATCTTCATCTGTTAGGTTTGCCTGCATTGATTGAGATAGTTTTTTTCCAACAGATGCGGCAAAATCTTCTACCAAGGACTTCTTGTCTTCTTTCCTTATACCAGATGCTTCTGATATTTTCGATGCCTCATATGCCGTTTTCCTTCTCTCAACCAACCCACGCTCACTTTCTGTTGCTCCACCAACTTCACGGAAATCTTCTTTAGACTGTTGGAAAGATGCGTAGATGGATGGTTCCAGTGGAGCATCTTTCACCACATCCATTACCTTATTAAGCGGAAGTTCCGTTACCTCAAATACAGTCCCGTCTCCACCTTTTTCAAAGGCCAGCTTGGAAGCCTCGTCTTTAAAGGTACTTGCGAGTATGGCATACTTTCTATTAAATCTTTTTGAATGATCTAATATAAGACCACGGCCAATGTTGAAATCTTCCTGTATTGGAATAAGTGCTTTCATTTCTGACAATGGATATATCTCGTCCATAACAGAATAAAACACCAAGAAGGAATAAGGATGATCTTCTACACCATCTGGCAATTCATCGTTCCTAAGAAAATCCACGCAATCATCTGTTATAACCTTTATCTTTTTATTTTCAAGGTCATATATTTCATACAGGACAATCCTTTTCAGACTGTCCTTTAAGGTATCATTCCATTCTTCGTGTCCACGAATCTTTTCTTTCATTGAACGCTGAACATCAAAACTTGCTTGTAATTTTTCTGTGTTTTTATATATCTTGTTTCCCTTTACGTCTGCTAAATCTTTGGTAATTTCTTCAATAATAAAACGGCCAGACTCAAAATCCGTGTCACCTTCCGTGTCGAAAATAAAGTTCTTCGGAGAAACCCTACGACTAATAAACCTTTGGTTCGTAGAAATTTCTTCACGATCATCGGTCTTGAAGTTCCCAGTCTTGGCATCAATATCATAAATTTCTTTTCCACTCGCATCGTATCCAAGAATTGTATATTTCCCAAAGTTCTCGTTGGTTTCAAAATCTGAAACATAACCGGATTTCATCGCACCAAAGAAGAAATGTGCGTCCTTTATTGAGAATCGCATCTGCCTTTTCAGCGCAGACCCCATGTTCTCTGTTGCGTAATAGTTCAGAAACTTCTCCATCTGCTTTGCAGACTTTACTGTATCAACTCCCTCAACCTTTCTTCTTGGACGAACAAACCATTTAGGATTCTGAAAATACAAAAACGGTAACTGTGAATTGATATGCGGGAAAATTAAATTAACCGTTGGTTTCTCTCCCAAGTTTACAACCCTATTTCCCCACTGTTTAGAATTGTAAAAATCAAGATATACCTTGACTTCTTTTAACTTCGCATCACGTAGTTTCTTCCCACGCTCTATACGATCTTGCCAGATTTTAACTTCTGGGTCAATAATTTTCATTGCAGTTTTAGTCATCAATACACCTGCGCCCCTAAGTGATTGTTCACTTGTTCGAGAATACTGCCAACATTTATCTTTTCACGTTGATCTTTTGCACGGCCCAACCTTCTTTTCCACAAGTGTAAAGAATTTCTGTCATACTCTGGTACTGATGTTTCCCTGCCAGAAGGTTTAACAACTTCCAATAACATTTGTTCTGCATCAGCCAAGTCGTCCCTTCTTGATTTCGGAAACCTCAACAACTCACTCTCACACTCTCCACCCTGCATTGCCCTAACGTGCCAAACCCAACCACCCTCATACCACGGTTGTAATTGTTTTATAAGATATTCTTTATTCTGTCCAGTGTTCTTACCAAGTGGCTCAAAGGTTACATGCTCCCTTGTATCCCTCATTCTTTTTTTAATAAAAGACCATAACATTTTTTCTACAAGAGATTTCTGGCCAGCAAACTTCACACATTCCCACTTGGCATATAGTTCAAAAATCTTATCTATAAATTTGGTCGGGTCTATCTGCTCATGGAATGTTTCCAAAATGTACAAGTTCTCATCCGCATCAAGCATCCCAATTACTATAGCTGAAAAATCGTTCCTTCCTTCTTCCGTTGCCCCATCAATTGCCATGTATGTCAAACCAATTGGCACGGTAACATCATCATCACGAACTAAAGATTTTCTGTCCGGTCGAATGTCAAAATAATGATTCTTAAAATACCTCTCCTTAAATACAGCGTCTTCTTGTGAAATCGGTTCATTCATATACAAACAGGAAAAAAGATAACTTCCCATTTTCTTACCTTGTTTAATTTTATTTAATTCTTCGAGTGAATACCTCTCTGGAAATGTAGCCTCACCGTCCAGTATGGCAGGAACCTTGATAAGTTCAATGTCCGGGTCTTCCTCAAGATCACCATACAAATCATAATCATCCCACCGTGTTCCCACTACGTCCATTGGCGAGTGAGGGTTATCACGGAGTGGAAAGAGAGCACGATAGAAATCCTTTGCCTTATCCATCTGGTCTTTCGTGGTTGTATTTTCTCTGGTTACGAGATCGTCAATAATAAGATGGTCGAAATGCCGACTCGTAAGTGTCGAATCCGCTCCAAACGCCTCAAACGTGCTCTCCATCACTGGACGCCCGCCACGATTAGGTATTTCAATCGCACTCTCAGTCCACTTTGTTTCTGGTGACAGCGCCTTCTGCGGGCAATACTCAGGAAAAAGGAGGCGGAATTTCTTGTTCACTAAGTATGGACTCCCGATCGCTGTCACCATTGACTTCGCATTAGCCACAACCGCAGAGCATATCGCTATACGAATCCCCGGCGTGTTAAGTTGCAGACTAATAGACTGCGTTATCGTAACATTCGTTGTCTTAAAGAACCCACGTGGAATTAACCACAACCTAATATCCTTTTTCCTCGGCTCGTCTAATTTCCTGCAAATGTACTTGTAATGAAACCCCAGTGTCAAATCATCAAACCCAAGCAGGTCTTTCGCCAAAAGGTAATGACTGCTCTTATACTTCTCTCTGAGAATTTTATCCTGCTCAGTTAAGGCCATTGCAATCTCCAATGGCATCCATCATATAAGAACCATCTTCTGCTTGCTCAAACTCAACAATGCTTTCTTCCAGTTTCTCCACTTCCATAATAGAATTTTTAACAATTTCAAATTTATCGTCTGCCAAGACCGATTCCACGAACCTTCTCTTTTCTGAGGCTTCGTCCATTAAGTGTGCGTGAAGCAACATAGCTTTTCGCTTAATCCAATTGTCACTTGAATCCAATCCATCTTTGATTATTTGGATGATCTGGTCTAAGGCCAAGACAAACTGCACACCCACTTCCTCTCTCAGTCTGTTGCGGTCAACCATGACTGCGTATTTCAGCCCGATCTCTGCATACCTTATTGCTTCTCCCAAATCTTTTCCAACAAGCTCCGGCAATAACTTCGAGTACACATCGTTGACGGTTAAGCCAGCCATATTGGCAAGGGTGGTAATTGGCCTTGACAGAATCTGTCTGTCTTGTTGTAAATGATCAACTATCGAAAGTGCCAGCACCTGTCCCATTTTCTACTATCCCTCTTTCCCCGAACTCTACGCCCATATATAAAGGATGTCAAGAAAAAAATTCAAAAAAAGGAAAAAAAATTAAAAGCGTAAGCAGAATAGGGGTTTAGGTGTATAGTAAAAAAAGTTCAGTGGTGAGAAAGAAAAAATGGTTCAAAAAATATTTGAGGTGGGGGTTTGAGGCTATATATAATAAGACCCCCCCCGGAGGGGGCTGGGTAGGGGTAGGCGTTTCTACTTCTACACGCACTTCTAATACTTCCACTACTTCCACTAAAAGCAAGTTTCTCACCTGTCTAACATAGTTTTGACCCTTTTACGCCGTCTAAGCCTAAGTCGCTTAGCTATCGGGCTAATAAAAATCGTCTATAGGCCCGGATATCGAAAAAAAACCTTGCTTTAGTTAGTCGATAGGCGTATAAGTATAGATAATAAATAGAAAGGAGATAAGACATGGATGAGAACATACAGGAGAATTTGAGGTTGTTGCTTTACCGCGCGATTGAACTAATTCACAATTATCAGTCTCACGAGAATCAAAATGGTCACCTTCCACTTTTAGACGCGGAACGTAATATCGGTATAGCCTTAGAGCTTATTGATAGTGACTAACAAATACAAAATAGGAGAGGAGGCGGACAGAACAGGCGGCAAAGATGAAGTCAAACGTAAACGCACCACCAACCAGAATGGAGGTTTTAAACATGACAGCAAACACAGAAGCTAAAAGCACATTGGTATTTGAAGGTAAAGAGTACAGTCTTGAGGAAATTCAGGAAATTCAGAAATCAGTTTCTGAAATGACTAAGCTCGTAAAAGAAGCCAAGAAGGAGGGTATAATTGCTAAAAAGGTCATTGCGAAAGTGGATGATCCGCGCAAGCTACTTCTTGCTGACCTTTTCAGAGGTACGATCGAATCGAATTTTACTGACATAGTCGGACTCTTCACTGAAACGAAAACCGCCGAAAAGCCTGAAGGTAACATTGGAATCAATATCATGATATCAGGTATTGAATTTGACGTCCAGTTACTTTCCGGTAGGGCACGTGACGAAAAGGTGAAAATTGCCAAGATGGCAAAAGCTGAAGCAAAAGCTGAAGCTGAACTGGAAAGGGTCACCGCACCAGAATCTGAAGACACTGAATAAATTCACACAGTTCTAAAATTATGGGAGTCAGAATATTGACTCCCATTTTTTTATGTCAACCTCTTTTTTGTCACCAAGTATCTTACCACCACAATATTAAAAATTCCTTTTTGTCACTCACTGTGTTTTTAGACCTTTTTTACAACACGTGTTACAAAAAGAGCATCCCTACTTTTACCCTGTGATACAACACGCTTTTAGCCTATATTCGACTTTTAGCATATAGCCTCTAACCTATACTCTCAAAGGATTACCTCATATTAGTGTTGTATAACAGTTTTTTTACTTCCTTCTATCCTTTCCTATATAAAAAAAAATAAAAAAAAGAAAAAAAAAAAAAAAAAAAAACAAGAAAAAAAAAAAAAAAAAAAAAAAAAAAGGACAATAACACGATATAAGTATCATATATAATATAACAACAATATCAATGAAAAAATAAAGAGTGAGAGGAAAATAAAAAATAGTTTTATATATACCCGGCACTCCGAGACGAAAACAAAAAAACTGCGATGAAACACGAATCTGAGCTATCCCTTTGTCAGTATAGGTTTGCGAGGTTTTCTTAAAATCAGAAAATCGCCTTTCAAATCTGAGCTATTCCTTTGTCATCATGGGCTCCCGCAGTTCGTGTCAGATCACAAGAGATTTTGAGTAAAAAGTGAACTTGTAGTTTTGTTACGCTCACTGCTATATTTTGTTCAAAACAAGCAACACGCATACCCCAGATCAGAAAAGAAAACCGGAAAACATAATAAAATCAGGTACTTATGCAAGGTCAGCGGATTAGGAAAAACCGGATAGCAAAAAGAGGCTCGAAAACTTAATAAAATCAGGTACTTGCAAAGACCTTGCTTTTCTTTTCGGTTTAAGATAGACTATCCTCTATATACAGTAGATTTTGAGATTGCCGGTATGCCGCCGGACAGAACACAACATAACACAGGAGGACAAAATGTCAAAAAGTGTGAGAAACAAGGAACCGCAAGATGTAACCACGCTGGACATAAAACAACTTGACCTGCGTGATTTACCCAACGGGAAGCATAAGAAAAATGCTTTTCAACAACTTCAACGTATCATCAGAGCACCAAACGCGGCAAAGGAAGTTGTGCATGAAATCCTTTCCATTCTGATTCTGGAAGCAGACAGGAAAATAAACCAGCTGGAGAAAATCAAGAAACTCCACATAGTACGATTCCGCCAGATGCAATTCAAAGCAGTCGAGGACTTCAAGAACATTGAGAAGGTGAGATTTTTTGAAGCTCATAAGACTGAAATCGCGAAAAAACAATTTACATCTGAAATGGTTCATGAGTTGGAAGTGATAAAGAAACGTGAGCTATACAGTTGTTACAAGCTCAGCAAGCTGAAAGTTTCTGCTATAGACTGCACCACGTGCAACAGAAGACATTCTTGCTGGAGGGGAGGCAAACCATGAAAACCAAACAAGAATTTGAACTTCCGGGACTAACGAGCAACAACAGAATAAAAGCAATTAAACTTTACACCAAACCAACGAGAGAGAGAACACCGGCAGAACGGCGGGAACTCGAATTGTTGGTTGAAAGGGGAGGTTGAAATGCAAGAACAAGAATACGAGAAAAATCATGAAGGACATGTTGAATTGTGGAATTGGTTATCTCACCACCCAAACAAAGGAAAATCACAATGGCCTGGATGGGAGATAAACGGTGGGATATGGCCAGAAGTTGAAGCGGATTGTTATGCATGTAAAGTCAGCAGGGATCCCGCCTGTAGGGATTGTCCTATAATGTGGGGTGAAGAAACCATCAATGGTAAAATGCAGTGTGGACATGATGATTCGCCATATAGCAAGTGGTCTTTGGCCAAATCTCCCAAAACCCACGAGAAGTATGCCGCCCTTGTTAGGGATGCGGTATGGATACCATATGAAGAATGGCTTGAAATGGTCATGGAGATAGTATAACCATGAAGATTGGATTAAATTGTAAACAGGAGGTAATATGAGAGATACAAAAGAAGCAACTTGGGGAATTTCAATCGATGATGATTATTGTGAATGGAGGTTTCCCATCCAGATCAGCGGTAACGAATGTATTGCAAGTGTATATAAGAAAATAACGAGGCTATTAGGCTCCCCAGAATTTGATGGAATGCTGCGGAAAAACCGTATAAAGCCCACAAAGCTGGAGGACAAAATGGAAACATACACCGTAAATGGAGTGACGTACAAGCAGTTGGAGGATATCACAGTAAAGGCGTTGATATGGGTGGGGGCGAGGGATATGGACGCTGACAAGCTGACTATAGGAGGTTGGCTTGATTCACGTAACTCAAAAATCCGTGGCTTTTCTTATTTAGAAGTTATTCCATTTGATACCGCCCTCGACTACGCCTCATCCTGTTCTGAATATCTACTTGTTTTGCTCGTAGATCAGGGGTTCGTGGAGGTGGTGGAGGAAATTGACATAGATTACATATTCAGAACGCACGGAATTCAGAAACGAACCTCTGGAAATTTGGGAAATAAGTCGGTTTATTTGAATGAAGACTATTCGTGGACACTTGAAAAAGACGACGAGAACATACTGTGCTTGGTCCCAAAACAGAAGTAATCTCCAGTTCGCGGAGGTACCAATACCATGAAAATTGAAACCATAAAGAATGAACTCGGCGAGTTTGTAAGTTGTGTTTGTAACGAGTGTCATGTTGCTCACACGGTAGATTGTGGAAATGCGAAACTTGCATACAGTGTAATCAATAAGTTCAGGGTCAGGCACGAAAGGTGCGATTCTTTACCAAGAAACAAAACAAAATAGGAAAGGAGGGAAACATGAGTGATATGCAAGAAGTGAATGACGACCTTATGAAGGGTTTTCAGTACATGAACAGAGCTTTCGGAAATTGTGATGATGAATCACTTTCAGAGCTTCAGGGGTTGTATGATGACATGGCAAGTCTGACAACATTTACAAGCGAAGAATTGTATTCAGACCCAGAAAAATAAGAAAGGTGGTGAAAAACGTGATAAGAAACAAAAACTTCATATGTAGCAAAATGTCAATGACAGACGTTACGCGGGCTTTTGAGTGTGGAAAGAAACCCAAAGAGTATGTCTATGACACGCTGATTGAAGAAGGTTGGATAAGAAAAATAGGTGATAGATTCTTTGCACCTACAGAAAAACTTTTGAACGAAGCCTTCCTTCCAGTTTGTGTGTCGTTGGATGAAAACCAGAGGCGATATCTTTCCAATAACACCCACTTTTACCGAGTCGATTTACTTAATGCTTTTGGTGGGGAACAAACATCGGAGCAGATTGTCAAAAAGCTCATCGCGAAAGGATATATTGTGTTGGATGACAGCAAGAGATACCGGAAAAGTGGTGCTCTTGAAGAATTTTTGGCAGATGGTGATGATACTTTTATGTGGAACGATTAACTGGAGGTGTTTATGAATATTTACAAGGTGACATATAAAGATAGTGGCGGTGGTTATATCTGGGATGAACTGGTTACATTAACGAAGTGGAACAGTGGATATGGCGACCAAAGAATGAAGGAGTCTGGTGCTACAAGCGCAGTTTTTCAAATTTTCGCGCAGGAACAGGAAGTTCGTGGAGCGTTCACACCCTTCAGAACAGAACAAACAACCGCAGAACCCTTGGCCTGGAAAACTTCTTTTTCTGGGTCTGAACGGAATCTTGGTGTTGCGGTGGAGCCAATTTCTCGCGGTGAAATGTGTATTCGTGATGCAAGTGGATTGATTAAATCAGCATCAAATCTCAACCCGCCACACCACAATAAAGAGTGGAGTGCTTTTGAAAAAAGTAGATTGGCGGAAAAACTGAAGCACTTTCTTTTTTACAATGCCAAAGTACACGGGCGGACAGAAGGTGCGATTGCAAACAAGACAGAACAGTATCTCAAAGACAGAAGGAGGGGCAAATAATGGCTGATGAAATTAAGGGAACCACTATCACACAAGAAGATATTGACAGATACAAGAAGATGCAGGCCATGGTGGCAGAATACAGAAAAACCCTTGCACCCAAGAAGGAAGCCATTGTTGCCTCAATCCAGAAGTTACCAATGAAAGATATTGTAGAAATATTGGCCTTCGAGGGCAAGACTGGAATGAACTATGATTTTGAGTGGGAGGAAAAGCCGTACACCATGAGAATTTCTCTCAGGAAAACGGCTGGGTAGGTAGCATAACATCACGTGGTAGGAAGCATATTGGAAGGTGTGGTCGGAATATGGAGGGTGCTACCCCCTTCACCGACCAGCACCGACAACTCTGGAGGGTGTTATGGAAACTGAAAACAAAATACGAGCAAACATATTTAACTATAACGGAGAAGACAACTCTTTACGTTGCGAATCGTATGAGGGCGGATATATTGGCTTGAAGGGTGGGGTATGGAAAAAACCAATCTATATTTACCCAATGAGCACCGCTAATATAGATATTCTTTTTAAATTATACAAGCATGATTCAGAAGATAGGTGGGGTGTAAAGAATTTATGGCAACCATCTCTTGTATATGAACTTCAACGGCTTTATAAAGATAAGTTCGACATGGCTGGGAACCTACGGTTTCTTCACTCACTAACACTTGATTCTGTTAAGAGGTATCCAACGCCATTTAAATTAGCAGGGAATGACCTTGAGCCATTCGCAAACCAGATGGTATCACAATATTGGCAGAAGTATGTGAAAGAGCATGCACTACTCTGGGAAATGGGAACTGGGAAGACACGAAGTATAGTTGAAGCGTTTGAGATAAAAAAGAAGGATGAAAAGGTAAAAAACTGTCTTGTTTTGTGTCCCTTATCAATGGTTGATAAATGGATAGTCGAGATTGAGAAGTGGAGTGGTTGCAAAGATGCAGTTGGACTCTGTGGTTCAAGGGCCGACAAGGTTGAGGCATTATCGTTGGGTTTCACCTGGGTTGTTGCTACTTTTGAAACAGCATACAGATTAGAAAAAGAATTACTAAGCATTGTAAACACAAAATGGATGGTTGTTCTTGATGAATTTACTAAAATAAAAAATCCTTATGCAAAAAGGTCGAAAACGTGTGTCAAACTGGGATTAAAAACAAAGCACAAGAATATTCTAAGCGGCACACCAATCACGCAGAACGCATATGATATATTTACACCATTTATGTTTCTTGATAATGGAGAAACATTCGGATTAAACTATGAAGATTTTTTGCGCAAGTACTTTTGGACAAATGGGTATAAGAAAATAGCAATGTCCGGTTCACTTCAAAGAATATCAGACCTGATCTTTGATAAATCAACACGATTCAGGAAGAAGGAGTGTATTGACATTCCTGATAAAATATATGATACAATTCCTATAGAATTACCGCCGGAAAACAAACAGAAGTATGATGAAATGGTACAATATGCAATCGCTCAGCTTATGAGTGGTGAAATTGTAACCGCACCTATTATACTGGTACAGTTGCTACGACTCAGCCAGATAACATCCGGTTTTGCAGTAGATGAAGTTGGACAGACCATAGATTTTGTCAAGCAACCAAAGCTGGATGCATTTCAGGACATACTTGATGGTTCCAATGGAACAAAGATTATTGCGTGGTCAAGATTTAAACATGATATAGACAGAATAGCTGAACGGTGTAATGAAAGTGGGGTAAGGGCTGTTAAATTATATGGAGATACAAAACAGGAAGAACGAACAGCCAATATCAAAGCGTTTCAAGAAGAACCAGACTGCAAGGTGATAGTTGGTACAGCCGGAACAGGTGGACACGGTATTGATTTGGTTGCTGGGAATATTGTGGTTTATTACTCGAACTCATATTCTTTGGAGCAGAGGTTGCAAAGTGAGGACAGGACACACAGAGCAGGGCAAAGAAACCAAGTGCAGTATATAGACCTACTGTGTAAGAAAACTGTGGACATTGCAATATATAAGATACTACGTGAGAAGAAAAGCATAGCAGACGTGGTAACAAGAGACAATGTATTTGGTATGCTAACAAATAATTAGAAAGGGGATGTGTGTTATGAAGCTAAAACAGAAATCTCTAACACAAAAAGCTAAAGATGCTGGTCTTGTTATGCCGACTGGTGGAAACAGACGACTTTACCGCAAGGCGTTGAAGGCCAAGATAAAAGAATTAAAGAAACAGAAAACTGTTGCCGTCAAATCCCAAGTGAATTGGTTTGAAAAACTTATGGACGAGGAGCTAAGTGTAGTGTTACCGCTTGATGGTACAACAGTGGAGGCTATTTTAAATGGCAACGATTAACCTGCTCACTGATGCACCAAACTATAACTTGGCTCTGATGAAACTAAGTGCATGGCACAAAGCACAAGGAGATACAGTTTTTTTAAATGAACCATTACAACCTGCGGAGAAAACCTATGCAAGCATACTTTTTGATTGGAACAAAGACAAGTTTTTCGCTGATGTTTATGGTGGGCCACAATTTCCTACCGTTAATTTACCACCAGAAGTGGAACGTATGCGACCTGACTATGAATTATATAACATCGACCACTCTCTTGGATATACATTCAGACCCTGTTATCGTCATTGCGATTTTTGCTTAGTCAAAACATTTAAGTTCCCAGATAAAAAGCACCACTCAATTTGGGAATTTCACGAAGAAAGGTTTGATAAGATATGTTTGATGAACAACAACACATTTATAGACCCACTATGGAAATCAACATTCCAAGAAATATGGGATGCGGATTTAAAAGTAATGGAACATGGTATGGATATAAGGTTGTTGGATAATGAGAAAATCGAGGCGATAAAAAATACCAAGTTTAGTGGCAAACTACACTTTGCGTGGGACAGAATGAGAGATAAAAAAAATATATTAACTGGTCTTAGGTTGCTCAAAGAATATAAAATACACAGCAGGATGTATGTTTTGTGTGGATATGATTCTACCATGGAAGAAGACCTTGAGCGGTGTCAGACCATAGTAGATTACAATCAAGTTCCATATGTAATGCCATTCAATCTAACCAAAACGGTTAGGTTATTTAAAGGATTTATGAATGCACCAGCTAATTGGTGGCACGGCAAAGAAAACATAACCTTAGAGTGGGAAAAGTTTCAACGTGGAAAAAAATATGTTAAGATGGATGAAGGACAAACAGATTTGTTTGAATGAAAGGACTAACAATGGAAAAATTATATGTTCATCAGCACGATGTAGCCGACTTTACACAATGCAGATTCAGATTCTACCTATCTTTTGTGTTGGGCCTTGCACCCATAATAAACAAAAGTTGGCTTGACGTGGGTTCTGCGTTCTCCAAAGCATTGGAGGTTGTTTATCTCACCGGTGAATTAGCAAACGGAATGGCAACAATCTATTCTATGCAAGAAGATTTGAAACTGTTGGCCAGATCGCAAGACAGAATGGATGATATTGATAATGATTGTTGCATGACGGTAGCTATGTTGAGTGCGTACCACAAGAAATATATTGAGAACTCTACCGATGAAATAAAGCCAGAGTTTCGTATCGAAACACCAATAAAGAACCATCCAAATTTTGTATATGTGTGTAGGCTTGACGGATTAAAGAATAACAATATTATTATTGAAGACAAAACAACAGCAAAAATCGAGAAGGATTTAATCGAACACCTTCCAACGAACTTCCAAGTCAATTCATATTGGAACGCTCTCTTGGTCAACGGATATAAGATAGGAAAAATAAACTATAGGTACACACAAAAGACACAGATACGCAGAAAGAAAACTGAAACAGTTGAAGCATTTCAGTTGAGGATAATGGATAAATATCACCAAGAAGCAGATACACTTCTACACGAAGAAGAACTGTTGCTCGACACCTCAGTGTTAAAATCATTTAACGAAGACCTCGACTGGTATATATCAGAAATAGAACGAGCGTACAACTACAATAGGTGGCCAAAGAATGGTACAATGTGTCGAACTGGATTCAATACAAGTTGTAAGTTCTTGAAGTATTGTTACAACCCAACGGAAGAAACTATCAATACATACTTTAAACCAGAGAAAACACCACACAAATACGAACAAGAAAAACGAGAATACATGCGCGATTTGTTTATGGAAATGATAAGAGCACAGGTAAACTTCAAGAAAGGAAAACGAATCTATGAAACCACTTGACGAAGAACTTGTTGTTGAAGAAATCTTTGATAAAATTAAGAAAGTTTTTCCAGATGTAACTACACCAGATATTGGCAATGTTCATTTTATTGAAAGTTTCAGGTTTGATGGACTCGCTAACATCTACCACATAAAACTAAATCTGTCAATGTTTGAAGACATAAGTATACAAAATAAAAGATTGGTGCACGTTGTATTACATGAACTCGTACATTATAATGGATTCATGCATCATAAAGAATCATTTTATAATAAACTTGAAATACTGGAAAGGGGGTGGAGTGAAGCATACGAGGAACTAACAACGAACAACAAAACAAGTGTGGAAGGAGAATGAAATGGCACTACCGACAGAAAAAACAAAACCGAAGTTGGGATTATGGCAACATCCCATACTGTTGTACGGCCCTCCCAAAATAGGCAAGTCAACTCTTTTGGCGGAGATACCAGACAACTTGTTCTTTAACACTGGTGGAGGATTGGATGCCCTTGAGGTTTTTCAAGTTCCGATACCAACATGGGAAGCGTTTGAGGAAAGAGCAACAGAGTTCCTTGCAGGTGGACATTCTTACAAGGTTCTGACAATAGATACCATTGATAGATTGCACAAGCTGGCAATTACAAAGGTAATCACTGACAGAAACATATCCCACCCACAAGATTTGGAATTTGGGAAAGGATATGATCTTGTAAAGGACTTGATGATGCGTCCACTTATGAAATTAGCGTTGTCAAAATATGGATTTATCTTGGTATCTCATACAAAGGAAGTAGAAATTACATCACGGATAAGGAAATATACCAAGACAATGCCGACTTTACAAGACCACGTGTGGCAGTTGGTTGATTCCATAACTGGTATCATTATGTTGTATGATACCGAAACAGATAAAGAAAATAATGTTAAACGGGTACTTCGTGTTAAGCCTAACGAAAGCTATATCGCTGGAGACAGAACCGGTAGGTTGGCAAAGCACGGAGATATTTTATTGGATGATGGTAAAAATAACTGGGCTAAGATAGAAAACATATTCACTGGCCCAGCACCACAACAGGGGCTTAAGGTATGAGTGGAGAAAAGATAGAACCAAAAAAAGAAACGCGGGTTATTTGGGTTCATGGCATGGCGATAATCGGAAAGTCCACCAAGGATGAGGGGGGATTGGAAGATACGTTGTTCTTTCAACAAACAGAGGGGGGAATGAGGTTCGCCGTTGTGCCGGGAAACCCAAAGAACGTAGTGTTTTATGATATAGGAATGTCCTATATCGTGACATCAGAAAAGTTGATAACGGCATACAACGAAGCAATTGTTAAATTAAAAGGAAAGGAGAAAAAAATATTATGAGCAACGGCGTTGACGAATACATGGATTCATTGGACAAGGAACATACACCATCAACTGTTCCAGACCAAGGATTTGCAACGTATCCAGATTCAAAGTATCAAGTAAGACTGGATGCAATACGTATGCAGAAATCGAAAGCAAAAGAAAAAGTTCAGTGTGTTATGGAGTTTGAGATTCTAACTGGTTCTTTGGCATTCAGAACAATTTACAAATACTCCAACATGGAAACAGTACAGAATCTCGATTACCTGACAAGAGACCTTCGGACACTGGGTATTCCAGTTGATTTCAAATGGAGCACAGTAGAGACGTTGTTTGCGCCACTACTTGATAGCTATTTTGAAATTGAACTCAAGACAAAAACAGACGCGGGTGGTAGGGAGTTCCAAAACTGTTTTATCTTGAAGAAGCTGGAGAGAGACAGTGTTCTTCTTGGTGGAGCAATAAAAGAACCAGAGGATGACATACCGTTCTAACGCTTCTGGATGGGACAACGCCCTGGTGCGCTCCTCCTCCGGGTGTACACGGGAAGGCACGTTGTCCCATCCAAACCTTTTACCACAGATGATCTGGAGATAAACATGAAGTGGAAAAGTTTTTATAAACAGTATTTTGATAATATAAAAGAAGGCGTTAGCAAGCAAAACGTAGTCTGCCCATTCCACGAAGATAAAGACCCAAGCATGTCACTTGATTTTGAGACGGGGTTGTTCTATTGTCATGGATGTGGAAAGGGTGGCGATGTCTTTTCTTTCCATATGCTTTGGCACCAGTGTTCATTTACTGTTGCAAAGAATGCGATTATGGGAAACGAACAGGTAGATGTCTTGTCTCAAACAGAAGTTGATGTTGCACACCTTAAATTGGTTGCATCTGGTGAACTACAAAAGATGCTTCTAATAAAACGTGGTTGGACACTGGACATTATAAAGCAATTAAAATTAGGTTGGTCTAACGAAAGAGTTTTCATTCCGATATACAATAAAGATGGAAAACTTTGTAACATAAGGAAGTATGATGCACTTCACAAATCAAAGAATAAATTCAAGGGTGTCAAGGGTTACAACACTCTAAGGATATGGCCAGAGGAAGCGTTGGATTTAGAGCAGGTTATTTTCTTCGCTGGAGAACCGGACACAATACTTGCAAGGCAGATGGGACTGAACGGTGTAACCTTTTGTGGAGGTGAAGGCTCATTTAAAGCAAGTCTTTTACCATTACTTGCGGGAAAGAAGGTTTATATAGTATATGATGTTGATACTGTTGGACAAAATGCGGGAAGACAACTTGCTGAAAAAGCAACAGAACACGCGACCGAGTGTTATCTGTGTCACCTTCCAGCTTCTGTCCTTCCAGCTAACGGAGATTTTACAGACCTGTTCCATTATTGTGTTGATAATGACAAACAATTTACAGAAGAATGGGGTAAGGTTGTTTCCGCTGCTGAAAAGATAGAGATAAAGGAAAAAGAAAAAGAAATAGAACACAAAAATGTTGATTTCTATGCCGCTGTACAAGAGAAGTATTTCAACAAGAACATTGCAATGGAAGCAATTGCAATAGGGAAAAACTTTTCACCATTTTTTGCACCCAAGCACCTAAAGATAACTTGTTCTTTCGCTAAGGGCGATTCATGCAAGGCTTGCAAAATGTTTGCAACTGGCGGTGAGATGGACGTTGAAGTAGATGATGAGAATGCACTCGACCTTATAAAGTGTACCTCTGGTGAGCAACGTGGCAAAATAAAAAGTCTGGTTGGAATTGTAAACTGCAACCAATTTGAATTGGAAGTTAAGACACAAACGATAGAGGAAGTTTTCATATCACCAGTGATTGATTCGGAAAGGATTGATAGACAGTTTGTTGTCAGAAAAATATACGTAAAGGGACACAATCTACAGCTTAATAAAACATACAGGTTCTCTGGAAAAACAATAGCAGACGCCAAGACACAAGAGGCAACGCATTTATTTAACGAAGCGGTTCCAGAACTAACAGACTTGGATAAGTTTAAATTAAGCGAAGAAGAAATAGGGTTGTTAAAGATTTTTAATCCAAAGGAAGTTGGGGTCGATGGAATAGAAAAACAAGTAGCTTCTATTTGCCGTGACATTTCCTATAACATACCAGAAATTATTGTTGGACGAGAGAACTTAATGTTCTCATACGACCTTACGTTTCACAGTGTACTACGGTTTAAGTTTCTGGGTTCGAGGGTTGAAAAGGGGTGGGTAGAAATGCTTGCTTTAGGTGATACAAGAACTGGAAAGACTAAGGTTGCTGTAAAAATGTGTAGGCACTATCGTGTTGGTGAATACATTACCCTTGAGTCGGCAACACTTCCCGGTCTTGTTGGTGGTATATCTCAGGTAGGCAGGGAGGTTGCGTTTGCATGGGGAGTGTTACCTATTAACGATGGACGACTGGTAGTTCTTGATGAAGTGAACGGACTCGATGCCAGAGACATTGGGAACTTGTCTTCTATTCGTGACAACGGTATAGCAGAAAGAACTGTTGTTGGTTCTACCAGAAAAACATCTGCAAGAGTTAGGCTCATATGGATTTCTAATCCACGTTCTGCCAATCTTAGAATAGCACACTATTCATCTGGTATCGAATCAATAAAAGAATTGATGGGAAGGCCAGAAGACATAGCAAGACTTGACCTTGCCATTATAGTTGCAAAGGAAGATGTTGCAGTAGAAAAGATAAACCAACTGGGACACAGGAAGCCAGAGCATAAATACACATCAGACTTGTGCAATAAATGTTTAATGTGGGCATGGTCACGAAAAGAAGATGATGTATTTTTTACACCAGAAGCAGAAAGGCTGATACTTAGAGAAGCAATATCTTTAAGTGAAAAATATTCTGATAGTATTCCGTTAGTACAAGGTAGTGTTCAGAGAATTAAGCTGGCGAAGTTGGCAACAGCTTTAGCATGTAGATTGTTTTCGACAAACGATGGATTGAAGGTTACGGTAAAAGAAGAACACGTACAATATATAGTTAAGTTTTTGCAAGAAACATACGACTCGGCATACTTTGGATACAACGATTATAGTTTCAGCAAGAAAGAAGAAAGCACTTTAACTGGAACAGATGAAATAAGACAAGCAATAGAAAATTTGGGAGATTCATCAATGTTTGTAAGGAAGATGTTGAACTCAAACCAGATATTGTTTGACGATCTCGTTGACTTCACTGGTTGTAATCGTGAGTTTGTAAAGGAACTTCGTGCATTGATGGTGTCAAACAATTGTCTTGAAAGAAAGAAATCTTTTTATTATAAAACAAAAGAATTTACCAAGATGTTAAAAGAAATGCAAGGGAGAAATAAACAATGAAAAGAAGAAAAGAGCCAGTGTTTTGGAAAGATGCTGAGTGTCCACATTGTGGAAACTTTGATTATGGTGTAGAATTTTTCTACACTCCCGATCTTTTGACACATTTAGTACAAAGAAAGTGTCATCAGTGTGGTAAAAAGTTTGATGTAACCGCAGACATAAAAACAAAATTAAGAATAAATATGTGTTTAAGGTTAGCAAAAGAGAACGATGATTTACTTGCTAAGATTATGGTAAACAATAAAATATTGGGAGTGCACGAATGATTGAAATGACACACAGAGAACTATTCAATGCGCTAAAGATTGACGGTGAGATTTGGCACGAGTTTGTTTTAGACCCAAAGATAGATATGAGTTATGCCGTCTTAATACGATGTGAATGTGGAGCAATGATGAAATATGGTGATTGGTATTTAAACAAAGCTCACCATTTTATTGATTTTGAAACCAACGAAGGCATGATGTGGATACTAAATCATGCAAAGAAATATGATTGGTTTAAAAGATTTGTGTCCAGCTATATTGGAATGTACCACAATCGGAGGATATATATTGATACCGAACAGCTATCTCCTGTCAATGTAATGGAAAAAATAAAAGAGTTTTTTGAATTAGAGGGAAGTTCAAACACTAACATTAACAGATAACCAGAACTACTGGAGGTGATGGGATGAAATTAGATAAGAATAAGTCAATTTTTTGTTGGCTACCGTCTCTTATGTCGATTAAATACAAAAAGGG